CTTGTTGTGAGTAGTCAAAGCAACCCCAAGTGTGTCCTTCTTCTGGAATAAACAAACTCCTGATCCGTGGTCCAAGTTCCTTGTTACGTGCAGGAATTTGCTGTAAGTTTGGATTGTTGTAACTGAACCTACCGGTTACTGTACCACCTTGATCAGATCTAATTTGATTAATCTCTGCATGGATACGACCTTTGTGTGAGTGTTTTAATATTGTATCTATAAAAGTTGTGTGTGATTTATTGATCTCTCGTGCATGTGCAATTGCTTTTGCAACAGGGTGAGTTTGATTTTGTAACCAATTTTTAGTAAAGCTTGGTGCTTCAGTTTTTAAAGTTCGTTCGTAAGGTAATTTTAATTTATCAAATACTTCGGCTATTGATCTTGCAGCCCAGATCTGTACATCGATACCTGTTACTTTTTTAACTTCTTGTAAACATTTTTTTTCATCTGATACTAATTCTTTTTTTAATTTGTGTGCTGCATCTACATCGACACGTACTCCTAAGAATCTCATGTCAACAAGACATGGAAACAGTTCTGTTTCAAGATCAAAGATAGATTGTACATCTTCATCTAGTATTTCTTTTTTCATTTCTTGCCATAGTTTTAAGGTCAACACTGCATCTTGCTCGGCATATTCTCCAACATACATTGCAGGCAGTTTATACATCTCAGACTTAGCATCTATACCCCAATGCGCTGCAGTTTCCTTTAATATAGCCTCATTCTTGCCTATTCCAACGTAATCACGACCCAAACTACCTAAATCATATCTAAAGCGATTCTCGTCCACGAGAGAGCCAGCAATCATGGTATCTACTATCTTACCCTCTATTTTAAGGCCCATAGACCTAATCCAACATACATCGTACATTGCATTGTGAAATATCTTAATTGCAGGTGTATTTAGTACATCTGTAAACCATTTTATAACCATGTTCTTATCCATGTTACCACCACCTTCATGTGCGATAGGATAATATCCAGACCAACCTTCTACAGCTACAGCTATACCTACAACTTTACCATTACCAACTACAGATCCTGAACCTGTTGATTTTAAATCTGGATCCTTTGTCTCTAAGTCAATTGCAATCTCATCATACTTTGATAAATCTGGAAAAGATTCTGGTGGTACCCACTCCGTTTGAGGTTTGAATATAGTTTTCATGAATAATCTCTTTCTAATATCATTTCTAAATAATGTATTGCTTTATTGATGTCTTCTTCTTTCCCCTTTGACTGATGTCGACATATATATTTTATAGCATTACCTTCTGCAAAAAGCAATTTATTTTCGTTTATAAACTCTGCCGGTTGAATTTTCATTTGTTTATAATGTTTTCCACCAACTTGATTGTCTAGTGAATCATATGTTGCTTTTTTAAATAGGTCTTTGTTTGTCATAGATTATATGCTTTCTTTGTTTGTGGTTCGATTATGTATAAGTTTTTTTCTGTTCTTGTGCACGCAACATAAAATAATCTATGTGTATCATCTGGATCTTTTTCATAATCTATAAATGCTGCACCAGCCAAGTCTGTTATTACAACTACATTCTCTCGTTCATTACCTTTGACTCCATGTATTGTAGAAATACTAATTCTAGGATTACTATCTAAATTTTCTCCCGATCTAATTAATTTTTTTATTTTGTATATATCTTCATCACCTATTTCATTTAATGCTTGATCCCATTCAGCTTCTGTTTTAAGTCCATATTTTTCTTTTAATGTATCTAAATCATAGAACCCATCTTTTATTATTGTTTTAAATAACTTTGGATCCCAATTATCTTTAGTCATTTTTGCAGCAATCTTCTTGATATCATTATAATGTAGAGGTACACCTTTTTTTAAATCATTCCATTTCTGTATAATCTCGTATATATTTTTTACTCTTGGCACTGCATGTCTTCTTTGCCAATATAATTCTTTTTCATCTAATATGTTTCCAATACCTGCTAACATATAGTTAGCTTGTGCTAACACTAACCATCTACCACGTGAGAAATCTACTTCATGTAGATTATCACAGTATTTAACAGAACCTTCTTCTTCTTTTGGCAACCATTCTTTTTCTACTCTGTTGTGTACTTTTTTTATTATCTTGTTTGCTAGTGCGAAAGGTTTTTGTGGTACCCTTTGTGATTGATCTAATACTGTTCTTTCACCTTCTAAATTTATAAATGTACTAACGTGTGCACCATTCCATCTGTATATAGCCTGGTCATCATCCCCTGATATGTATGAGTCTTGACATTTTTCTTCTATCTTCTTAACCAATCTCCATTGTACTAAACTTAAATCTTGTGCTTCATCAACAAACATAACTCTCAGACTTGGTGCTTCACCACTCTCTATAAATTTATCTAACATGTCTGGAAAATCAATCAAACCATTCTGTTTTTTATAGTTTTCTAGTTCGTCAACTATAATTTCTAATTTACTTAATGATATTTTTGAGTTGTTTGAAAGATGATAAAATTTTATTGGGTCCATCTCTTTTGATCGTGCTAAATTTATTAACTGTATGTATGGATCTGGAGAATAGAATATACCTTCATAGTCTTCATCTTGTCTAGCACCTTCTAATTCTATCTGCATCTTTTCTGATAATTCTTTGTAGTGTTTTGGTTGCATCACCTGGTTTCTGTTTATACCTAGTTGATTAAAACAAAATGAATGTAGAGTTTGAAAGTATGGTACATCGTTAAAAGATAATTTAAATTTATCTACTGCTCTTTGTTTACCTTCTTGTGCAGCGTTCTTACTAAATGTAAAATAACCAATCTTATCTGGTGGTGTGTTAGCTAGAAACTTTTCTATGTGTCCTAGTAATGTATGTGTTTTACCTGTACCTGGTGGTCCATATATTATTTTTCTCATTTTAGTAACTCCTCAACATTTTTTCTAATACTAGTTTTAAATTTAATTTCATTTGAACTAAGTTTGTGATGAGCAACAGGATCTACCATTTCATATTCTCTATATTTTTCATGAAAATCAAACCATGTTTTCTTCCAAGTGTTTGCGTTAAGATTATTTTTAAATTGCCACCCAGTTATGTTGACATACTCCAGTAAATTAGTTTCATAATTTCCATGTTCTGGATATATTTTATAATAAAATTTTTCTTCACTAATTTTTAAAGTATCAATAAATTTTAAAAAAATAGTTTTAAATTCTTTACCATCTACATGATGAGCGTCCATTCGTGGATCAATTCTTGGTCTATATCCTTGATCTTTTTTCCACTGTATTTTTGGTTGAGCAATGGCATTTTTTAATGCTTCCATAACTGCAGATTTAGGTTTTGCACTTTCATGAGTTAAACCAGTTTGACCTGGGAAACATATGCATCTAAAAGTAGAAAAATTAAACATTTTACCAGAACCTATATCTTCCATTAATTGTGTATGGTCACTTCCATCTTCGTTAGTTGTACTTATTTTACCATCTACAAGAGTAATTGTTTTTTGTTGAGAAAAAGTAGGTTTTTCTATCCAAAACTCAAAAGTTTTTTCTCCAAAAACAGGACCCAACACAACTTTTATCTCTATAATTTTATCTTTATTTTTATGCCAGACATCTTGAATTAAATGTGGTTTTAATGGCGAGTAATAATATTTACTCATCATTTCTTTCATATATTTTTCATCATCTCCTTCTAAAATATATCCTTCAAACCATAATTTTTTTCGCTCTTGAAAAAATTTATAACATCCTGTTTTAGTGTCGGGTTCTCTTCCCCATATTGAAAACTTTTCTCTTTTTGCCATTTTACCTCCTATGTTATTAAATGAAGATAGATCCAGAAAGCAGTAAACATAGTTATTGCCAATAGATCCATCGCTGCTATCAATAATTCTCCTTTTTAAATGTTTTTGGTTTATATGTTTCTGTTTTCTTATCAAACCTTGCTACAACAAATACAGATAGTTTTGTTTTACCCACACGTTTAGTTGTACAATTTAAATCATCTTTTAACATCTGTGATGTTCTTTGATATGGAACCCTCCAATGTTTTCTTGATAAATAGTTATTAAAGAAGTTGTCAAATACAAAATGATGAAAACCATCTTTAGTATAGGTACCACCATTACGTAAGTCTTCGTAGTCATCTTTTTGTATTCTGTTTACACAATAATCTTCTAAATAATTATTTAATATATCTTTAGTTCCTGTTCCTTCTGCAGGTTCTGTAATTTCTGCACCATTTAATAATATTGTAGTAATTTTTTTCCAATCACCTGTTTTAAGTGTAGGTGGATTTATTCTTAATTGTTTAATACATTCTTCTTGAAACAACGCTTGATTAGCCAAGTGTTTTGCTGAGTCTAAATATAATCTATCTCCATCTACATTCATGTAATAATAAGGCTCTTCTAAATTAACTACTTGTAAGTCAGTTAATCCTGGAAAGATTGGCTCTTGACCTATACCAAATTTTCTTTTCTTGCATAATTTTTTATCACAAACATTACACATTGGTTCCTCACTACACTTGTAATGAAAATCATTTTTCTCATTATTTTTTATTTTAGCAGTAATTATTTTTTGATCTAAAGGTATTCTAAAATGTTTGTAATTAAATTCAAAAATTTTATCTTGCCAGTTTTCAGGCCATTTCATTTTAGCATAAATAATATATTGATATATAACTCTATCCCTACCATCTTCTAATTTATCTTGAGTTAAACTTTCTATGCAGGGTGGTCCATCATCAAATTCAGACTCAGGTCTTTTAATTTCTATTGTGCTAATGTCTTGTTGTTTATGTCTTTCGTAGAGTTCAAAAAAAGCATCTATACTAGCAGCTTCGCCATCTTCCATAAAGGCGTATCTTGTTGTTTGACCACAATTAAAATATGGTAAATTTAAAAAGTTTCCTGTATCATCTCTTGATTTTAATTCTCTTTGTTTAGGAAATACTTCTGATCCTCCATAACCTAATACAGATCTAATCTCATTTAATTTATCTTGCATTAAACCTGCTGATACATAATCTTCTGTGAATAAAAATACATGAGCACCACCGGATTTTGATCTACATACTATTAAAGGTAATTGAAATTGTTTAATTTTGTTTATTAGTTTTTTGTGATCAAACTCTGCGTAAGAGTCGATGTCTATACATCCCCACTTACATTTGTTATCATCATTAATTGGTATGACACCTAAACTGTCAGCACCATCTAAATGTTTTTGCCACAACTCATCTGTAATTGGTTCTCGTTTAACAAACGATTTACCTTTGATCTTATTACCATCGCCATTTGATTCACCTACTACAGTGACACCATGTGCACGGTCTAATCCATAAAATATATTTTTAAATCTTTCTATCATACAAAATAAAAGTGGGCGTTGCCACTCTCGCTTAGACGCCCACTACCTAGGATACTGGTTAGTAGTTAGAAGAACTTTTTGTAGTTTCTTCCGTACTATGTTTAGCTTGGATTTCACCTTTGCCTACAGATTCTGCAAAAGATTTTGCCATATCATATATAGCTTTGTCTTCTACAGGACTAACTTTAGCTACATCCCAACCAAACCATGTTCCTTTGTCATTAGACATCTGAACGGTTGATAGTTTATAAATGTGGCTATAAGTTGGCGGTGTGAATAAACCGTTTTTACCTTGCATCTTGATACCCATCATCATTGAATTCCATTTTCTACTAACTTTAAGTTGAGTAGACTTCATAGAAATCAAAGCTGTTTGTGGGTTATCTCCAAGAGTCAATACAAAATGACTAGCTGTATTATCAAGATAGTTACCGTTTGGTAATCTGTCTTTATAATCTTTACCTCTAGTAGTTTGACTTACAATGTCACTGTTTGCTTCATGCATTGCAACAGGTGCACCTGTACTGGTACCTCTGTCTTGCCATTCAATGTACTGTCTTTTGTAATGACATGGTATAACGTTTAAAGTGTCGTACAATTCATTGGTTACAGTATTTATTATTTTGCCTGGTTCTGCACCATCGACATACTTACCATCTCTTTTGTTTACCTCTGGAGATAGTTGGCCCAAAATTTTTAAGAATGGTAACGCAAGATCTTCTTGCGATATATTTTGAGCGCCTTGTGCTGCATCAGCTTCCATATCAAATGTTGCTAGTGCATTATTCTTTTTTTCTGCTACTTGGTTCATGTTTATTTGTTCCTTTTTATTGTTGTTTTATTCTCTGAGAATACCCCAAAGATTTCCGTTGGCATTTCTTTTCCTGCCTCAATACGCTCACGGACTAGCGCTTTCAGAGTCATAGGCTCAACCTTCATCTTTT